AGAGTCATGATTGTAGGCAACATCAACAACTCGCAAGACGGCGCAGTGATTGACCCTCGCGGCATTGCCCGAACTCATTGTGCCGGCCATTATAACCAACCCAAAGTAATAATACCCGATAAATGAAATCTTCAATTCCCCTACTCACCTACGAGCAATTGCGCAAGCTCTTGCAGCCAGACGGAACGCCTATACCATCGGCAAATGGCCGGCCGAAGATAGTGCAGATAGGCAACCTGTCACGGCGTAACCGCAAGAACCCGAATCGACATCGCGTTTACGACGTATACGGCATTGCCCCTGCGCTAACTACTTGTGGGGGGGGATTAGTACCGCTTATTGTAGAAATGTTCTCAGAACCGATTAACACGCCCTCAGACGGTATCGCCTATGCGGTCACTACGCGCTATGGGGCGATATGCGCTACCAATGTAACGGGCGGCGGCCACTATCCCATGACCGCAGTTGTGGATAGAAACGAAAATACCCCCCCCTACCATCAAATTTAGACATCCCAAGGAAAATGAACGATATACCCCTAATACAGACCAACCCCGACAATGACTCATGGCGTTTCCTCAACCCATCCGACGATACGGCAGAGAACATGGCGAAGTATCGCATCCGAAAGTTTACACCGCGTGAGTGTTTCCGATTGATGGATGTGCCCGAAGATGCAATTGACGCTATACAAGGCGCAGGTATCTCCGACACGCAGCAATACAAGATGGCCGGCAATAGCATCGTAGTAAGCTGTCTGTACCATATCTTCAAGAGCCTACTCATCGAAAGCGAACCGCAACAGCCCGGCGAACAAATAACGTTTAACTTCTAATCTCAAAATTATGGCAGATATAAATCTTTTCAACCCTATTCTCGCAAGGCTACGCAACGAATACGACGCAGCCGTAGGAAACTACGTTTGTATGTTTCTGATGCAATACCATCTTGTGCAACCCGACCATAGCTACAACGAAATGGTAGACCAGTGGAAAATTATGAGTAGCGAGGGCGACATATATTACCTCACCACTCGCCAGATTGTCAAAATCGTAGACAGCGGCTTACCCCTGCGAGTTTTCAAGCAGTGGCAGACCGATACCGAAGAATCCTTAGACACCTATATTGGCTTATGGAAAAATACTATTTGCCCGATGAATGTTGGGAAAGTCGAAGATTTGAACTCGTAAAGAGCATTACCGCTACGCTTGTTGACCGCGGTACATTTTGTGCCCCACAGCATATCGCAGAACGGGCCATCTCAATTGCAGATGCGGTCATTGAGGCCTACAAGGGCACAATCGACTACCAATCATAACGATAGTTAAAACATTTTCGAGATACGGAAACATTCTGTATCTTTGCGAGTCAAAAGGGGCACACGCCCCTTACCAACTACATTATGACTATTGCACACAGATAGAGCAAGACAATGTTACATTTAGCCACTAACCAAACCAAAACCCTACACCACTACACTCCATGACAGAGCAACAAATCATCGGCCTACGCCAATGGTATGACGTAATGAAAGCTAACTCCGAGTTAGTTGAGTTGCGACTCTTTGACCCGAATAGCAACAAGGTCTATTCGGGCTACTTCACTGACGTAAACACTATAATCGCTGAACTTCAACGTTACGAACATTGCAACTGCTACTACACCCTCAATCACATCGACGAAGCTCTCTACTCGCGCTCCCAAAAAGACCATTTTCTGGTCAAGTGTCAAACGACTTCGGATAAGGATATTGTCGGCTATGATTGGATATTAGTAGACTGCGACTGCGAGAAACCGGCCGGAGTCATGTCTACAGATGAAGAACTAAGCTACGCCAAACGCAAGGCCAATGAAATCTATTCATACCTACGTAGCGAGAACTTTGAAGCCCCTATTGTGGCTGTAAGCGGCTCCGGTGTGCACTTGCTATACCGCGTACAGCTAAAGAACAACGAGGAGCGGCACAAGCTGGTTAAAAACTTTCTTGACGCGCTTGGCCTTATGTTTTCCGACGATAGGGTTAAGATAGACTCCACGGTAGCCAACCCAAGCCGCATAGCCAGATTGCCATTCTCCGTGAATATGAAAGGGTCAAACACCGCTGAAAGACCGTGGCGCATGGCGCACTTTGTTAAGGTGCCCGACAAGGTTAAAACAACCGACCCAATATATATTGAACGTATCGCCAAGTTTGCGGAACCCGTGGTTGAGCAACCGAGCCGAGAAAACCACTACCAATCTGCCGACAAATTCAATATAGATGATTTTATCGCAAAGCACGGTATCAAGGTAGCGAAAAAAGTTGAGACCGCGCAATATACGAAGTACGTATTGGCTGAGTGTCCGTTTGACTCATCGCACAAGGCTCCTGACTCTGCGGTGTTCGGTTTCAAGAATGGCGGCTATCAGTTTGTATGTCTGCACAACTCCTGCCGCGCCTACACTTTCCGCGACTTCCGACTGCACTTTGATCCTCACGCTTACGACCGTGCCACCTATGCAGAGTATGTTCATAAGCGCAACTACTACGGTATGCGGCCCGAATTTGTGCCCGAACCTGTTACCGAAGATAAAGGCGCCCCGTGGCTAAAGATGTCGCAAATCAAGAAGTCGGAGTTGAGCGCAGACGACTATATCCCAAGCGGCATTGAATCTCTGGACTCTCGCATAATCGGTTTCAAAATCGGCCAAGTGTCGGTGTGGAGTGGCCGACGCGGATGCGCAAAGTCAACACTTGTCAACGAACTTATCCTCAACGCGGCTAACCGCGGCTATCGCACGGCGCTGTGGACTGGCGAACTTTCGGGCGGCGAGCAGAAACAATGGCTTATGCTTCAAGCCGCCGGGAAGCAATTCAATCAGCAGTCAAAGTTTTCCGACTTCTACTTTACACCAACGAATATTGTGCAGAAGATTGAGCCGTGGATAGACAAATATCTTGTCATGTACAACTGCAACTACCAAGCCGACATCCTGAATATTGAGCAGAAAGTACGACAGCTCTACGAAGAGTGGCCGTTTCACGTGTTGACACTGGATAACTTGATGGCGCTGTCTATTAGTGAACTTGGCGAGAAAGACGAATGGAACAACCAGAAGCAGCTGCTCAATCGCCTGACAAAGCTTGCGCGTGAACTGAAAATACACATACACCTAATTGCACACCCAAATAAAATGCGCGATTGGATAACCGTGGAATCAATCAGCGGTAGCGGCAATATCGGCAACTATGCACAGAACGTATTTCTTATTAGCCGTATCTTTCCCGATACCTTTGAGCAACAAGCAACAGGTGTGCTCTCCAGAAAAGTCATCGCCGATATTATCCAGACCGGCGCAACCAATATTATTGAGGTAGCCAAGTTGCGCGACAAAGGCTCCGCCGTCGGCACGGTTATAAAGCTCTGGTTTGAAAACGAGAGCAACCGACTTAAAGGCGACCCCTACGAAGTCGTTAACTACAACTGGCAAGAAGTCGCCACGCAATCACAAATTGACGACCCACAGAACTTTGAGATAGGCATTTCATCGTGGGCAAACGACGCAACGCCGGACATGCCGTTTTCGCCATCCGAACCCGACGAACAAACCCCATTTTAATTTTATGTTGTAAAACATATAAAATTATTTGGTGATATTAAATTTTTGCACTACCTTTGCATCAACCCTACCGCGACAGGGATAATGAATTTTAATGTCAGTTGGAGATGCGTCGCGGCTCTCCGGCTGACTCTTATTGCTTATTAACATGCCTGACGAACAACAACTAACGCTGACAAAAGACACCGGTTTACAGGTGTTCAGCACACAGGAAAACTTCGAGATTGCGCAGCGTCTGTGCTCTCCTTTCAAGTACAGCACCATTGTGCCGGCTCCCTACCAAGGTGAGCAGGGTATCAGCAACTGCCTTATCGCTCTGGATATGGCGAACCGTATGAACTGCTCCATCCTCTCGGTCATGCAGAACCTCAACATCATCAAAGGCAAGCCGTCTTTCGGTGCTACGTTCCTTATCGCCCGAATGAATACAAGCGGCAGACTCGCAACCCCTATTCGCTACGAATGGCGCGGAGAGGAAGGTAAAGACGATTGGGCGTGTCGTGTACGTGCAACCGACTGCTACGGCGAAGTGATTTATGGCGCATGGGTTTCCATCGCTATGGCTAAAGCCGAGGGCTGGTGGAATACCAACAAAAAGTGGCAGTCCATGACCGAGCAAATGCTCTCTTATCGTGCTGCTGCATTTTTCCAGCGCCGCTACTTCCCCGAACTATCCATTGGTCTGCCTACCACCGAGGAAGTTGAAGATATTCGCTACCAAGCCAACCAGCAAGCCGCGCCCACCCCGGTTGAAACAATCCACGTTGAAGCCGTTGAAGTGGAAACGCAGCAAGCAGAAACTCAAACCGAAACCAAAGCCGAGCCGCAAGATGCGACCGACGCAAGTAAATACGAATTTTAATCCTTAATCCTAAAACATTATGTCAGAACAAGAAATCAAACAAGGCGTATTCAAGTCCGACTTGATGCGCACGTTCAAACAGCTCAAAGAGAGCCGCGCCGAAAGCGTATCGGAAGATGTCGAAATCATCTACAAGCGCCAAATTGAGGATTTGTGCCATCAAATCCGCAACTTCGACCGCGACCGCGAAAACCTTATTCTCGACCTCTCGCCCTCAACAGCTTTCAATGGCGCAGTTGTACCATCCGACTTTAAGCCGGCTGAATTTCTCGCAAAAGACCTACAAATCGGCCTGAACAAGCGTGAGGCTATTATCAAGCTGCAAATCGTCATTGAACGATACGAGTATTTGTTCGGCGAAATCACCGACAAGACCGCAATCCTCAAAGTTCTGCCCAACCAATTCAAAAACGAGGAATAATGGGCGGCGGAAGTTACTCTTACACTCGCGATGTTGCAAGAAAAATGGCTAATGCAGCCGTATCGCGCGAGGAAGTCTTTGCTCAAAAGAAAATGAGCGAGGCTATGAATATTTGCGGCAAAGTTCGTGAATGCCGCGACAGCGAAGAACATCCTAACACATTTCCAATTATCATTGCCTTAGACGTTACAGGCTCAATGGGCCGTATTCCCTACGAACTTTGCACACAATCTTTTCCGAAGATTATGCAACGCATCATGGAAAACGGCGTAAAAGACCCACAAGTCTGTTTCGTCGGCATTGGCGACCAATACTCTGACGATGCGCCTATACAAGCCGGCCAATTTGAAGCGAGCGACGACTTACTTGATAAATGGTTAAAAAACATTTGGCTTGAAGGTGGCGGCGGCGGTAATGGCGGCGAAAGCTATCAGCTTGCTTGGTACTTTGCCGCTCGCCACATTGATGCTGACGCATTCTCCAAACGTAATGTGCGTGGCGTGCTGATTACCATCGGCGATGAGCCGACGCATCGCAGTATTGATACCGGCGAAGTTCACAAACTCTTTGGCGATAACGTTGAGTGTGACATGACTTTGGATAAACTTCTCTTAGAGGCAAGTGCCAAGTGGCATGTCTGGCATATCAATCTCAAAGATTGGACTGGTATGACCCCTGAAATACAGGGCAGCTGGAAAAATATTCTCGGAGAACACTTTGTTAACACTGACGCTTCCGGGCTGGATATTCCTACTCAAATTGCAGACATTGTTATCTCTGCCTATAAGCAGAGCAACACAGCCGAAGTGAACCCCACCCCGGCTCCGACTACAACTCCGTTAAATTCAAACGATACGTCTCATATCATACTGTAATGGAAGTCAAAATTGTACTTGGCCACGCCTTTGGCGATGAAGGTAAAGGCGTGACCGTACAATGGCTTTGTAAAGAAGCCATTGTGCAAGGTAAAAAGCCTATTGTAGTGCGCTTCTCCGGCGGCGCACAGGCGGCTCACACTATTGTAAACAACGGTGTTGAGCATATCTGCTCTTCGTTTGGCAGTGGTGTTTTGCTGGGCGTGCCGACCACATACACGCGCGAGTTCTACTTTGATCCTATCTGTTTCATGAATGAATACAGAGCGTTAAAATCAAAGGGGATAAAACCTATCTACATGCTTCCCGAAGAATGCAGAGTCGTTACGCCCATAGACGTATTCGCAGGCATTAAGGATGCGAAAGTACGTCACGATGGAACGTGCGGCAAAGGTATATACAAGACCTTTGCACGTTACGAAGGTGAGGACTACTACACCGAGCCATCCGAGGAAGATGCTTGCGACATTTACGATGAGGCGCAAACATTCTATGGTGAGGCTCCGACAGACGCAGACTACCGCAAAATGTTCTGTGATGACTGGGAAGAAGCTATTGCTAATAACACAAAGTTGGATATGTCGAAGTTTGACATGCTGATTTTTGAAGGCTCGCAAGGCTTGCTTCTTGATATGAACTGCGGTTTTTGGCCGCACGTCACCCCAGCGCACACAGGACTCGCAGGCATCTCTATGCCCGAAAGTTTCCTGCCCGGAGCTGAAATCTATCTCGTAACTCGCACGTATCTCACCCGACATGGTAATGGTTACGAGCCGAAGTATGAACACTGTTTGGATCTAAGCAAAAAGCATGAAACTTGCGTTGATAACGAGTTTCAAGGCGCTTTTAAGACCGGCGCTCTCGAAACCCCCTTACTCAACTTAGCTTGGCAGCGTCACTGCATGGATAATTGGGTTAAGCGCTACAATATGACCGTAAATCTCGTTGTGACGCATCTTGACGCAGTGCTACCCGACGCGAAACGGAGAGGGTTTTATTACGTTGGCCGCGTAGGTGGGTATAGGTCTCGCGTAGTTGAGACGTATCGCAGCGTATGTAAGCATATCAAGGATAATCTTGATTACTTGCCCAATCGTGTGTACTACAATGACAGCGTAGAATCAAACATCAAACGAGTTATATAGCTTATGTCGCTATTATACAAGATTTGCTTCATGACTAACTTTGTCCCTATGCCTATGGTGTTCCCCACCGGCCACCATCATGGTGGAATTTTCCCCGAAGTGTTCCTGTGGATGTTCGCTATCGGCGTTGTGCTGACTCTGCTGTACATCTACCTCTCTCGTCACTTGTACGAGGTTGACGGCCATACGTACAACTACAAGAAGAAGAAGTGGGAGACGAATCTTCGCAAAGTGCATGTCCCGGCGATAGCCTACGTTGGCTCGGTGCTGTGTACGCTTGTGCCCATCGCCAACGTAGCGCTGCCACTTGCACAACTCATTGTGTACTTTGCGCGACTTGCGAATACACCCGGCGATTATCAAACTGACTTAAAATTTATTAATTGGCTTGTAAAATGAGTAACTTCAAAATTGGCGATATAGTCGCAACTGACGGAGTCTTAGGAGAAAAAGCTTACTACGAGGTAGGAGAGGTGAAATTTGTCGACAAATCGGCCAGTTACTTGCTCTATCCAATTACCCCCAAAGGCCATGTCATCGGCTTAGGCCGCTGGGGCTCGGATAAAGATACGCCATTTCAACTTGTTACAAGCATCCCCGACACGATACTTGTTAGAGATATGTTGGATAGGATGCGTAAGGAACAAACGGAGCGTCTTAATATCACCGAGCGTTCAGCTAAACTTGAAGCGGAGAAGTCGTACTACGAAAAGCTCCGCGACGACTATGTCGTCAGAGCAATGAGCGAATATATGCTCCATTACCCGTATGAGCTATCCGTAGACGAAGTGCTCGGAAAAGTAATGAACACAGCTAACATGATTATTGACCGACTTAGGAAAGAACAATTATGAAACTCTACGCAATACTTGAATACTACGAGCTTGACGGTTATAGCACCGAATACTTTCACGGTGTTTACAACAGCTACGAGGAAGCACACCGCGTACTCTGCGAGTGTTGCGGAATCCACCCCGACAACATTTGCAGTGGGTGGCCGCAGCGCGAGGATGAATATGGCATTCAGGAAATCAATCTAAACGAGTGGATACCATGGTAAAGACAATGTACGTAGTTACGTCGGGCGAATACTCCGACTTGCGCATTGAGGGTGTCTTTGACAGTCTCGCCAAGGCCAAAGCTCTAACCGGCGGCGACAGCATCTTGCAATTTCCACTCAACGGTATCGTTGACGACGATGGCCGCAAGCTCTACGAAGTAACGCTCTTTCAGAGCGGCGGCGTAGCTGTGATAACGTTTGCGAACAACGACCCAAACGACCCGGTGGATAGCTTCCGCGTCAGGGAGTACGGAAACTCTCAAGCCGTGATTTTCACGCTCAAAGCCAAGACTTCAAGAGCGGCCATAAAGATTGCGCGTGAACGCCTAATGCAAATCAAAGCTATGCCCCACTTCTATCCCGACTGGGATAAGAGGGCCGTGTGCGCCAGCTGGTCAAAAAGCCCCGAATACGGCCTATATGACTACACGACCGGTAAACTAATATTATCAAATGGATATAAGCTCTACGAGAAAATATAAGCCCGGCGACATCGTGCTTATTGACGCGAAGCTCTCGGATAAGTTTCCCGATTGCGTCGGCGAGATTATTGAGGTCGGCGATACGATTTACAATGTAAATCCCTTTGCCGCCGATGACCCTACCCCTATCTGGATAGGCGGTTCTAACATTGAAAAGCGAATTTGCAACATTACGCAGACTTTCGCATTCTTTATGGAAGAACAGACTATCCAAGAACTCCGCAAGAAAATTCACCAACTAAACAACGCTTCGGGCTACGACGAATTGCCGCTGCCCAAC